GATTAACTCCCAATAGTAATTTCGAATGGGTAGCATTCTACCACATTATTGTATTTGTGTATGACCTTATTTAGATCAGCGAGGGTCATTGAGAAGCCTTCAAACCGTAAAGACTCCGCCCACACAATGGTCTTGGCGTTCTCACGAATATAGAACGGTAAGCAGAAGTAATGAAAATGGTTGGTGTCTTTGATGTACCCATTCGCTGGAATCACATCCTCCCCATCCAGTCTCAGGTCATCGAATGTTCTGTGTTCGGTTAAGAAGTGAACATCTGATGAGTAGTTCATTTTCAGATCAACCGAGACCTTACTCGGAATCTTCTGATACTCCAAGAACACCTTGGTGCCTGCTGGGTGAACTACTTTCTTGTACAGATCAGAGATCTCATCGAAGTCGAGCGACTTGTTGATCTTCAGAACATATGAGAAGTCTTGCCAGTAGTTGCTGTCTTGAATTCGATATGAGCTGGATGGTTGGCCACGGTCGTCTTCAAATGACTTACGAGTGGTGTATAATGATCCTCGTTTGAGAGTCACGTTGGCTTTCTGTAAGTAGTCCAGTGTGTCAGAGAACTCCACTGTTTCAGATCCATCAATATCGAAATGAACTGAGTCCACATAGACCGACTCGATTGCTCCCACACCAGCACCCACAGGATAGAGTGTTGCGGTACTATTCCCAGACTCAAACACAATGGTAGGATACTCTGGGGAATTCTTTCTGGAGTGATAGATCTTGGCTTGAACAATGACACCACTGTTCGCTACCGAAACGTAACCACCACCATACTCGCCATCGGAATACACCAACTTGAACTTGTCGCCTACAGAATACCCTGTTCCACCAGAATGAACTAGAATAGAAGTGATACGACCACGACCCACTCGTTCTACCACCAGATTGGCTACTGGGGATCCATCTTTCAGAATCGGGAACGAGTCTCCATCGGAGTAACCCAATCCGCCCAAGTCGACGGTAGCACCCAGCAACACCGGAGTCAGAGGATATATCGTTCCATCGATCGTAATGGTTTCAGATGAGGCGTTCCATCCTTTGAAGGTACTGAAGGACAAGACCAAGTCCATTACCTCATACCCATTCACAACACCAACTGAATACGAAGCTCGGTCGATTCGTCCCTTGTTGCCTGAACTAGTAATGAAGCTCAAGTTCGCGAAGGTCGTCTTCAACATCTGGGTTGGTGTGACCAGAATTCGACAACGCTTCTGTGAGGTGTATATGCCGTCTGATGAACGCAACAGATAGTTCTTCGGATAGAACAACTCTACATTGAAGTCCTCCACATAGACATCCAACTTCTCTCCAGAGTCTAGTTTGACTTGATCAGAAGAGATGAAGAACTTCTTACTGGAAGTGTACGACACCTGAGCAACCACATACTGTGATGACCCACTGACTCGAGTAGCTCGGATGATGGTGGCAATCGCACCAGAAGAAGTTCCCGCGATAGCTTGTCCAACTAAGGAATCGACATCACCAGAGTAAGCCACTGTGATTGAGTTTGGTTTACGTGCTTCTGACATCAGATACAAGAAGGTCTTGATCGAACCTTCTGAACCTTTACTGGAGTAGAACTTGCGAATGTTCTGGACCAACAACGCATAGTCGATCTCCAAGTTCTTAGGAATTGATTCCATGAACATAGACAGAATTCGATACTGTGCGTCGGAGTCCGTTACGGTATGAATGTCCATGTTCGATAAGAACTTGTTCAGACGACCGATGGTCTGATCGTCTTGTTCTAAGAACTTATAGTATGCTCGAATGAACGACACAAACTTCGGAAACTCTTCTACCACATAGTCTGGGATGGTTCGTTCCACAATCAGACTTGGGTTCAACTTCTGTTCGATCATCCTATGCCTCCGGAGATACAGTAACAATGATGTCTGATGTATCCGCAGTCAGAATCTGGTTCTTGGTTGGTGTGTAGTTGTAATCCAGAGGATGAGCTTCAAACGACATGATGTAACCGTCCACACTCAGGAAGGTGATTGCGTTCAGATAGATGGTCCCAGTGTCATATGAGATGTAACCAACTTTGGTGGTGTAATCAGTTCGAGTTCCGTTCACCAGAGTGTAGAAGTAAACAGGGTACTCCCCATCAGAATCCAATGTGGTTCCAGTATAGAAGTATGTGGTTCCTGAAACCAAGGTCGATGTGAACGCAGTAGACACCACCGACTTGATGTCCAGTGAAGCACCAAATTCAATGGTTACTCGTTCTGACACACCGGTATCTGGAGTTGCTTTCTTGATCAGTCTAACATCAGTGTCAGATGACAGAATACCAATCGCACAACCATCAATGTCAGTCACCAGATTGGAGTAACGGAACGGTGTGTTGAACTTCTGAAGTTTGGTGTCTACAAACGATGAGATGGTTTCCACCACTTGTGTCTGAACTTCTGATACACTCAGGGGAGACTTGTTGTACTGGAACTTCACATCCGTGATGAACTTCAGATAGAGGTAGTTCGGATCCACATACATTGGGACCACGTTACCCATGTTCTTAGTCTTCAAGAAGGTACTGATCGAGGTTTTCTCAGTGGTAGTCAGATACTCGCCATCCAGTGGCTTACCCGCAATGAACACACGACCGTAGTATGGAGGATCATTCTCTTCACCACCCCAGACTGAGATCGCTTCCAGTGTTCCGAACTTCTTCATCAGCAAGGTTTCATAATCAGTCCATGTCACCGCACGATCCTGAGTCTCAAAGTTCTTCGGCGCATTGGTCCGGATGGATTCGATGTCTTCACGAATCGCACCACCCGCAGCAGAGGAACTTGAACTGAAGGTTACATCAGAATACCCACCGATACTCACCTGTGTTTCAAAGTCGGTTGCTCCATTTGGAATCGCACCACTACTTACATAGTACTGAATGATGACAAGATCCGACTGAGCCAGTGCGGAACCAATGATCCCATCACCAAACTTCAGTTCATATAGTCCGTCATCATTCTCTCTCAACCAATACAACTTACTGGTTGCATCCGCATTGATCACCGTGTCTGATGGAAGGTAACTGATGTAAGTGTTGTCTCTGAGAACCGAAACCGTCAACAGCGAGGTGTCAACATTCGCATTCGGAATAGAAAACTTCTGATCGGTGTTGGTTAGATCGACTGTGTATCGGTAGGTGTACTGAGTCCCTTCATACAGAGTCACCGAACCCACAAACGCAGTCCCATTGTAGGTCAGTAACACTGAGTCCATGTTCTGGAACCGGTAACTGGTGTTGTTGATCTTGGTTGTGAACATCGTGCCAGATGGAACTACCAGATAGCTCACGGATGGAGTATCATCTGGAGTCACAGTCAACGTGCCGGAGATACTCGCAGCAGTCATCGACCGAGGGATGTACCCCAGTGGGTTCGCATGAGCAACCACATTGTTACGTTGTATGGCAGAGATGATGGAAGATTCATTTACGGATGCGTTCAGATACACGTTACCGTAAAACGTGTTGTAAGCCAGCGCATCAAGCAGAACCGCTGCTCCCGAACCTTCAAAGTCGACATCGGTGAGACCTGAGTTGGTCTTCATGAACGTTTTGATGTTGGCCTTGATCTCGTCGAAATCGGTTCCAGTAACGGTCAGATTGTATTGTGTCACCGTGTCAACCTCAGAGAAATTGTTGTGGAATTCACCTCAGATTTGTTCTGAAGTCGGAATTGTATTGTAATTCGTAGAGTGTGGTCATCGCTATCTGCTACTACAGACACAACTGAGCACCGAGGTTCCCATGTGTCTAGAACATTCTTGATACGTTCTTCCGCAGAGGCAGCGGTTTCTGAGTCAGCCAGATCGAATAGTAACGCTCGAACGTTCCCACCGAACTCGTTGTTGAATGGACGCTCGTAGAAGTTGGTCATCACAATCATCTTGATGGAGTTGGCTACTGCTTGCGAATCGACTACAAACAATAGATCCTTTTTGACTGGATGACCACGCATCTTCATGTCGAGGTCTTTGTAAAGAGGCATGTGATAGTCTCACGTATAGAATCATGAGACTATTTAGACAGGGTTCATCTCTGAATGTGGTTGGCTCGACGATACTTGCGGTCTTCTTCAGCAACAACGCAAGACCAGTATAGAAAATACAGACTGAATATTGTGATCACAATTTGAACGAATATCATACTCCCTCCAGTTTGGAAACTTCTCTGATTGTTTGCTTTACAAGATCGTCCGGAATGTTGATGAACGGAGCGTAACGCGAAGCAGTAGAACAGACTCGTGAGACTCGTGGATCCAGTTCATAGTTCTTCATGTAAAGTCCGTTCACTGGGACCACCTTGTTCAAAATGACGTAGGACTCAATTCCAAAGTCATATGTCAGCAATCGTCTGATCAACAATGGTAAGCGTTTATCCGTGGTCTTGATAGCACTCTTCAGAGTATGGTCGGGTTCCCTTCGAAGTAACATCATCATGTCATTCTTGAACGAACCCAACAACGACTCTTCTGCTTTCTGGAACCGCTTCCACTGTCCTTGGTAGTGTTCATCGTCCAGCATGTCACGAACATAGATGTCACCAGAGGTCTGTTTCAACCCAACAAAGCAAGACAACATGAATCGTCCGCTGTCTTGTCGATGTTCTTCCCACAACCGTTCAAAAAACACTCGGTCCCGTCTGAGACAGAATGCGTCACGAGAGAACCGTTGGCTCAGATTGTGATGGAAGTAATCGACTTGACCACGGAAGTGTAATTTCATCCTGAGATAGAATACCCAGACATCATATGGACCAGTCATGGTTACACATCCAGTTGGGTGAAGATTTCTCCTCGGACAAGGTTAGCTCGAACGGATTCCAGATAGAGTTGTTGTTTCAGAGGTTCGTCTAACAGTTCTTTGATTCGGTCAGTATCATGAGCTAGCTCCAGACCAATACGTTCTGAGATGACCATGATCGCTTCCATCACAGTGGTGCGGTAGAAGTTCACATGATAGTGAACAGCCATAGAGAACTGCTCAGTATCAATGAACTCGGATAATGGATCCTCAACTTCGATAGAAGATATGATTTCCGATTCTGGTAACTCTTGCGAACTCGTAAGCCCAGTCAGGCTTTCTTGAACCGACTGCGTAGTAATAGTCTGAACCATAGGTTGGATCCTTCATTTTGTTGATGTCATGATTGATGAACTGTTCTGTAAAGTCGCGGATCTTGTGCCACTCAGTCCAGTCGTCAACTTTCTTCTGGTTGTTAGTCCAAGAAAATTGTCCTGGCTGAAAGACTACCGCACAGATGTTGTTTGGGAAGTGTTCTGATTTCAGACGGTTTACCACTACCCAAGCAACAGCACGCATGCCCGCTTCACCCTCTCCACGCGCTTCGTGATAGATATTGGTAGCAAGGCAATCGATGGAGCGCTTGTTGTAACGAACATGATGAGGCTTAGTTACTGGTGGAACCCAAGAAGGGATGTCAACAACTGATTCTGAATCATCGTAAACTTTGGGTTCTACATTGGGGATGATGACGGACTGTAACGGTTCCGATCGAGGTAACTTGTAACTTTGACCCGTCTCGGTATTCTCTCTGTCAGGTTGGTGTAGGTTCAGCATGAACGCCGAGGCCATCATCAGACCGCAAATGGAACCCGTCAGGGTATAATTGATAGTACGCATGGACTTTCTCCTTCAGTTTTGCTACCCAAGGAAGAAGATCCTCTGTTTCCCATTGACAGAATTGTTCTCCGCAGATTACAATCGCTAGTTTCTTGGGAAGGACTCCGGTCATTTCTTTGAAGCATAACGCATACGCAGCCGCTTGAATGAAGTAACCATCGTTCCAGGATTTCATCCTTGGTTTGTTTGAAGTCTTCCAGTCAATGATTGTAAGTTCACCATCAACAATGGCAATGAAGTCGCAACGACCTTGAACTCGGACAACCTTTGACTGCATTGGAACTTCTATACCAACTGGATCAATTGTCTTGAGCTTCAGTTTACTCAATAGTTGGCTGAAAGTAAAGTATAATCGACTTGGTTTGAGATCAGGAAGCGGATTACCCAGGAAGTAATTCTCTATACGGTTGTGTAAGGAATCGCCGAACTCTGTTGACTCTCTGGAGATGCGGTTGGCTTCCTCTTCTCCAACACGAGCCTTCCATTCTTCCAAGAATGACTTGTCCGACAGCGCACCAAGGATCTTGGTCACTGATGGGAACCTTACTTCGAACTTCCCGTCTTTCACCGGAAAGAATTGTTCATACTCTTGACTAATATACATGGGTCACTCTTGGAAGTAAAGGAAAATCAGACGGGTGTGGAAAACAGTTTGGATTCGGCTTGGCGACGAGTGGTCAACCCAGGAACAACCTTACCACCTGCTTTGTTCCACTTCAGAAACTCCAGTGCGGCTTCTTTGAACAGGTTCGCATTGATTTTCTTCAGTAGAGTGGACGACTTCAGAGAGCCAGCACCCAGATTGTACACGAACGACACCAACGCATCGAACTGGTTCTGATTCAGAGTAGTCGATACCAGTTTGTTCACAGACTCTTCGAATGGGATCAGATCCGATGACAAGTAGTCTTCCGCTTCCTGTAATGTAATCTTGGTTCCCATTTGTACTGGTTGGTTCTTGACTCGGGTGGTTCCATACCCAATCGTTGGAATACCGACGACGTCTTTGTACGCTTCTAGTCGAATCCCTTCAGATTGTTTGATTAGGTTCTTACCATTCTCAGATGTTCTCATATGGCCTCTTGAACAGTGTAATTGGTTGTGGATGATAACGATTGGGTAACAACTGGTGCAATTCCAATCAGAGTCGTTGTATTAGATGGTGACGGATCGGTGTTCACGTTACGAGGAGTCTGTGAGAACAATTCGATACCGTCATAATCCAGTAGCTCAATACCGAACGTGTTGGACGCATCTGTCTTCAGGAAGAACTGATCCTCATACGTAAACTTCCCGAATCGATTACTCACAGTCAGCGGAACCAATGAATACGTCAGCTCCAAACTGATCCCATGTAACGCAAGGTATGCGTAGTTCCCTGTGCTATTGTATCGATAGATATACTTGGCTGCTGCGTTTTGTAACGCAATCCAGTCGAATGTGGTGTTATATAACTTGACCGTGGTTAGGTTCGGTCTGATGTCATGAACAAGTGTGGTCATGATAATACTCTACTTTCGTGGTCATGAGATTATTTATGACCTCTTGCTAAATAGGTTCAAAGAGTATTTCCATTACGGAATCTATCATGAGTATAAGCGACAATCTAAACCAACAATTCGGGATCGTGGTCGATCCCCCACCAGAAGTTCATCTTCCAACCGTGGTCAATGAAGAACCCATCAGTGTTCATAAGTCCACCGACGTCAATTTGGTTCGAGACACTCTGGTTGACATGTTACAACGCTCAACAGACTTGTTAGATGAGTCGATTGTTCTTGCGAAGGAAAGTCAGTCCCCACGAGCATACGAGACCACTGCTGGTCTGATGGAAACCATTGCGAAGTTATCGAAAGAGCTGATGGAACTTCACACGAAGCAAGCACCAGCGAAGACTGAAGAGGGTACAACCCAGAACAATACACAGAACAACTTCTATGTGGGAACGACTGCTGATCTACAGAAACTGGTATCGGAGATGAAGAAATGATTTACTGTGGTCTTGATATGTCCATCACGAGTCCGGGATTGACGATCATCGATGGGGATTCAATCGAATATTACTTTCGATACGATATTCCGAAGCGTAAGAAGGTGGACATCCCGTCATCATTTCATCCTTATCCTACATGCGATTCTAAAGACGACATGTATCGTTACATCGACAATGCTAACTGGATCATGAAGTGTATCAATGGAAGGGAAGCAGCAGTCGTTATCGAAGGTTATGCTCTGGGTGCTACTGGCCGAGTGTTCAATATTGCTGAGAACTGTGCGGTGACCAAGTATGTGTTGCACCAAGCAGGTATCCCGATTCACATCTACGGTCCAGGAACCATCAAGAAGTTTGCCACAGGTAATGGTGTTGCTAAGAAGGGACTGATGATCCATCACTTCGAGAAGGAAACGTCGATGGATCTGTACAAGATATTCAACAAAGAGTCCGCGTCTAGTCCATTATCAGACATCGCAGACTCTTACTTCATGGCGCAGTTCTGTAAGAAACTTTACAACTCACAGATTTCCATTTCGTAGTCGTCACTCACTTCGGTTTCCCAGATCAAATGATACGTCTCACGACTCTGTTCTTCGGTCATTTGTGGTTCGTGTTCTGTCCACGACCAAGTGAACCTTTGTTGGGTGAAGGTTTTTGCGTCATCCCAAGGATCAAATCGTGGTATGCGTAGACTGACTGCATGAAAATCGCCACAGACTGCATGATACGTGTTATATGAACGATACATCTGAATCAACTTACCCATGTTCAATACCTCGCCAAATCAATTTTACATTGTGGCCATGATAGACACCCACCCAGTAATCCAAGTTCAACTTGATACTCGGATGATCATCAAATTTACCGAATGACGCTTGAGTCAGCCAGTCATGATGTTCTGTGTCTTCTATGGAGTAGCGAGCGAATCCATCACACTCCACCATCAGGTCTGGAGTCGAACCCCTTTCCATCGGAATCAGTTTATACATAGTTACTATTCTGGACATGACACACCCACCGACAGAATGTAACTGTGACGACCCAGTTCATAGTCATTGACCACAACGAACCCACGTGCTCTCAGACACAGGATGAACACTTTGTCATCAATGTAACCGAACTCTTCTGGGAATGAAAGGAATGTGTTGAACTGGATCTTCGGATTCCACGACCAAAGTTTCGGCATCACCTCGGTCTCTAAGAACCAATCGCACGCCGCATTCATTCGATCATCGTACTCGAGTTCCACCATACGACGTCTTACATCTTCTACTATAATCATTGTCTACTGATCCACACCAAACCATACACTAACAGAAAGAGCCACAAGTACTCCAGAATGAACACACTAACGACCAATGAGATAGCTAGTTTCTTTTCAGTAACCGGTTCATTCCGACAGACTCGTAACATGAGTAACGCTACAAACAGTGCTGGGACGATTGGTCCCAGATACAACAACCAGTTCATTTCGATTCCTTCATCTTAAATATCCTTACTTAACATACATCACTACGTCAACCGATTCTTCTCTCAGACAGAGCTTTACCATCTGGGTCCGAGCTTCAGATAGATCCACCGCAGGAACCAATCGTTCCACCAGAGTTCGTCTTCCATCAATAAGAATGACCGACGCAACCACTTCAAAGAATATTTTCAAATTGAGAACACCACACATGAATGAATTACAAGGAAAGACGATCACCGAAGTTCAGGATCTCCATCCGGACTGGTTGCACTTTGGTTTCGTATACACCCATGACAATTTAACGGAATGGGGTCAGTCGGTTTGGAAATGTTACTCGGACCAATCAATACTCCTGGTTGTTGACCACGAACACAAAGTAGTCAGAGTCGCTTCAGACGTTTGAACTTACGGTCTCTGGTTGAGAACTGTAATGGTCTACTGAACATGATGAGTTCCTCTTCCCCTTGGCGAATGTACCCGTAACACCACATCTTCGTCGCGTCGACAATGTACCGGTGATTTGGTGTTCCGTCGGGCCACACCGTTACTTCTTGAAGTATAACCTTCACATCGGTCATGGTCTGGTCAACACATTGAAGACATGAAGGATCTTCTTCATCAGAAGAGTGTTCGGTGATATCGATAGATTACGATCCAACTCGTCAAACTTCTTCACAATGTTGCGCTGCTTGCCCACATCTAACATTCGAACCAACTTGTTCAGTTCTTTGATTGTTGCTTCATCATCTAGGTTCACTTACCATATCTCCCAACAAAGTTTGGAATCGTGAAGTGTCTGCGCGGGAATGAAGGTTTGAACTTCAATTGGAACCCAGTCTTACGGACCGAATTGACCACCAGAAAGGTCTGAACGTGTTTCAGATATCGGACTGCGTGAGAACAACGTACCTCACCCAAATCGTGTGATGGTGTGTTCAGATACTGTCGCCACTTCAACCTAGAGATATGACAGACTCTCAGATGGTGAACTACCGAGGTTTTTCTGCGACCTTTCTTGTATCCGGTCATTTGACAACTTCCTTGCAGAACGATGTGTCCAATTTCGAACCAAGTTCCTGCGAGAAGTCTGCTCTTGCTGCTTCGCAATTGTGTTGACTGGTGAATCCGTCTATGATCACTGGACCACCAGTAGCAACACTACCGAAACCGATTGATATGAACATGTAAAGAACGAATGTGCTCATGATTGACCTACAGATTGAGTGTGCGAATGATGTAAACACGGTCTTTACCGCGTATTGAGAACTTGTAGCCAGAATGTTCCAGATCAATGCCGAACTCTTTGATTTCGTTGGCGCAGAGTCGTTGAAACACCCAACGAACATCATCAATCGAAGGATCTCCGTGGTTCCACACCTTACATTTCATATCCTCAGACTTCATCTGTTTCAGGAACTGAGTGCGAAGGAATCGGTTGGTGATCTCATACATGAACAAACCTTCACCGGTCTTTGCTTTACCGATCATAGTTTGAAATCCTTCATCCGATTCTTCCATACCTTGTTGCGTTCTGCGGTGGCCTCTAGAATCTTGTCGATACTACTGATCACTTCTTCCCGAGTTTTACCGATGATGTCGAACTGCTCGGACACCATAACCATAATCGGTTCCACACCACAATCCACACGGATCACCAAACAGTCTTCGAACCGAGTTTGTTCCGCAGTCACATGAGCACAGACAATACCACTACTGATGTAACCGTAGGTTCCCTTCTGATTCTCACATACATGAACGATTGACCCAACTGGATAATCAGATAACCGAGTCCACCCTCTCACGTGCTGCGCAGTCAACGCCACCGTCAGTCCGGACAACTTCTTCAGCTTCTTGTCGAGTATTACCCGATTCTCGCTGGGTGTTTTCATATTCTTGGAATTCCTTCAGTGATACTGGTAATTTGTAATCCCATGATCGACGTTCCAGTCTAGCGATCATCTTCGGTTCAATGTTATCATCTTTACTCTTGAAATGACAACCATGACCGCCCCGATACTCTGGTTTCAGATTGAATGCGTAGACTGCTTTGTACTGACCATAGGTATCGTTCTGGGCGATCCAAGTCAATCCCTCTGGACAAAATTCAGTTCGCCATCCAGTGTCATACATCAACTTACAGAGCGAAGTTTGATGAACACCCAGTCGCTCCATCCGATTACACACCCGCAAGAACAACTGATAGGTCTCATCATCCAGGAACGCAGTCCAATCCGAACCAATGGTGTTCATCAGGTTACGCAATCGAGTGTACTTATGATACGACTCTTTGAAATAGTACGAGTTCTCCCAATGAAAGAACTGATTCAGAACCGATGTATCTGGTTCCTGCTCAGCCATCCACTGATCAGATTCCTCTATGGTCATGTCAATGGTTACTGTCTTCAGAGGACCGAAGATTGGTTTCTTGATAATTTGTTTCTTGAAATCGAACTGACGAATCTTAATCTTCAACGTTTCCACTTTGAAGATGAACTCGTTCATGAAGTCGATCATCTCCTGGGTAAACGTTACCAATTTGTAATTACTCAAGAAGTTCTCCATGTTGGGTTACACATCAGGTGTAACCGCTGGTTTCCACACGTAGGTCATACTTTTCGACCGGTCATCGAATCGACTCTTGATTGACCAGTACTGTTGCGCACCGAATCCTTCACGATTGTCGCATTGAATGAAATTGACGAACTGTTCTGGTAACATGTCTGCGTCATCATCTATGATTACATACTCGGTCACTTCCGGATGTCGACACAACCATTCCTGGATTTCATATCCTCGATAACCATATTGTAACTGCTTGGTGGAGAAGTCTTCATGTAACTGGACACGAATGTTCATCACCTTCAGATAGGTGGCGAGTTCCAGAAATGAAGCACCGATGCGCCATGTGGAGGAGACCACAATTCGGTAGTCGCCCTCTTTCAGGACTCGTGAGATCAAACCTGCTGCGATTGGATCGTACTCCTGTTTCATCAACAGACTTCTTCCGGTACAAGTAAACACACCATCGAAGTCTAGAAACGCGACTTTGGTTACTTCGGCCATGATATCACCCGAACTGGCCCAGTGGTGTAAACGGTCTCCACCAGATATCCCATCGCGGTCAGTTGTTTCTCCAACGATTTGTCTGGATCAATTCCGAAGGCTGGCTTGCCTCCGTTTTCGTTGATGAACAACCCAATACGAGACATCATGTTCGGCATAGGTAATTTCATCGGACCTTCAAATCCCATCGGAGTAGTCAGTGCTTCAATATCCACTTCAGATTTGAATGTAACCGCTGGTGTTGGAGGATTCAGTTCTCCTTCCTCGATTACTTTCGGGCATCCTACTTCTTCCAGACTTTCGATTACTGAAATCAACTTGACACCCATCTGACGAGCAATTTCTTGGGTACACTTTGAAGACTTATCTTTAGAAACGAATGTCCACTCAACTTCTGACAGTTTAGGACGTTTCTGTAAGTACATCGCAACGTAGGCAGTCAGGATGTGGTCAACCATTTCTTTAATGGTGGTGTCTGATTCGAAGATTCGACCACGGACTGGAGCATAAGTGAACGCAGCAGCTTGACGTAACATGGATGCTTTGATCTGAGGCATGTGAGCGTAACCTGAGAACAAGATTAGATTTTCTGGACGATCTAATGTAGGACTCATCTTACCAAAATTTTGAATACCATCGGCATCAACAACGATGACACGACTTATATCATGAGACGACACATTGTTTCTGTACTTGATGATCATATTGTGACATTCCGAACCTCGTTGATTAAGTGAGACCAAGTATTGCTCAAAGTGAACCAGAAGTAAAGGGAAATCTTGGAAATAATAGTGACCATTTAGATACCGATTTAAACGAAGCAGGGCGAATGCTAAGCAAGAGCACTCGGAACCGATGAAACTATATCATCACCATATGCGTTCTTGCTTAGCATTCGCCCTGCAGACCAACAGTCGTGAGTCTGAGGTCTATTTTTGGAAAGCAAACGACGGATAACCAAATGATCCAATCACCGGACGATCAAGTTCCAGTAATGTATCAATATATTCTCCGACTGCTTGTTGAAAGTAATGCTCAAGGTCTTCCGGTTCGTATGGTGCTTCGTATGTGATGAGATCAGGGACACCCAACACTTTACCATGCGTAGGACCATCCAATCCTTCTGGATCAACTACCGAACCAATGAACCCAATGTAATGTAAGATAGACCCATCAGTATCCCGTAGTATCTGCTCATGCTCATCAGTCAATAACCGAAGACGTTCTTGACAATACTGTGCCTCGGTCATGATTTCGTGTAATCGTTTCGCAATCATTTCTTCATTGGAGTTACACATCGGTCTTCCCTTTCATAATACAAATGAGTTCACCAGGACGATATCCGCCAGTCTTGAACTCTGTGAAATACTTCAGATCAAACTTTACACCACACAGATCGATGCGTTTGGGTTGCCAGCAGTCAAGGTTGGCTTCACCAATCATTACATCACACTTCGGACAGAAGATTCGCTGATGAGAATGATTACAACATCCATCACCATCATGAAACTCCGGAACGATTCCAGGAAGGATAGAGTCTGGTGAGCACTCATACGACTCCGGAGTAATACACACTGAGCGCTCTGGTAATACCCACTCAGTATTTCCGTCTTCATCTGGCGGTGATTCGTCCCAATCGTTTACTACACGAATATCTGTGGTCAGTTGTTCTCCACAGCGACAATAGATTCTCATTACTTTGGTCCTATGATGAGGTCTGTTCCTGCAATCGCAACATGGTACCCTGCTTCCCTGAGTAGATCTACGAACAATTCTTCATCCGTGCCGACGAGATCTAGTACGGTAGTTCGTCTGAGTGTAAATGGTAACTCGTTCACCAGAGACAACATCGGAACGATCTTGTTGTTGATGGCATGAGTGATCTCAGAGACCCGCTTTTTGTGTTTCTTGGCGACTTCTTCGTATGAGTCGGAATGACGAGCCTGTTGTATCTTCTTTCTGATCAGGATCATCATGTCGTGAGGTATTACATAATCGGTCAGAACAAACGTTTCCCATCCTGACGGACACTCTCCGTACACATAGTCTTGATAGATCTGAAGTCGACCACAAGTGCAGTATCGGTATGAGTTTCCTTCATATTCGAATCGAACGTATTGATGAAGACCAATGGAGCAAGCGAATGTTTCTAATAATGTTCTAGTCATGATAGAGTGACAAATCCATTAGTGGTGGCTGTGAGTTTGAACCCACGGAGCATCCGATTGAACATCACCCAGTACTCATCTGATTGATTCACTAGACACTGGATTGCGTCGAGATCATTGTAAATCTTCTGACAATACTCGGTTCCGATTGTTCCTTCACAGTCTGAGAAATTGAAGAATTCATCCAGAACGTAACCATGACCGTCCAGAGACCACGCACCAGCAAGTGGTGTATCGTTGAACCGACCGTATACATATGCGGAAAAGTATCCACAGATTTCAGCCAACCAATTACGGAAGTTATTGAAATCGGTATATGTGGTGGAGGTAATGTGTTCTATCTGATCAGACCAGAAATACCTCCCACGAGATTCGATATCTGCTGCGTGTTTCGGGAATGATTTGATGATGTATGGTTCGATGATGTGTGTAAAACATTCGTGAACTGGATTTCCATCAACATCAAACGTGAGTTCTGCTTCTGGAATTACCAACGGATTACAATATGCGCGTAGAACAACACCCATCATTCATTCCCCTCATTACAGAATGGCGCGAAGTGTTTGTAGGAGAACAGACCAAATTGTTCTTCAGAGCTGAGATCTTCCCATCCATCCGGCATGGGGACCGACTCCACAAATTCAAAGATTCCGTGAGGATCTGTATTATCCCCATGACGAATGTTGAATCGCAGGTAATTCCATGGACAGGTGTGTTCGTCGAAGTAATATGACTTGTCTAGATCACCATCGCACGCAGTACGTGAAGGAATGATGATATGAACTGGATTTGATGTGTCGGAAAGTTCTGGAGCAAACTTCAGTAGACACAGAATTCGTTGAACGGAGTGTTTATGCTCGACAATCTCGACGCCCGTTTCTGTTACTTTACCGAGCCAACCTTGACCACAATGATCACAGTACCAAGGACCGAATGAACTGGATGTTGATAGATGATCATATGAGAACTCGTGCTTACCACATTTTGGACAAACGAAGTATTTCTTGACGACCGTTTTGATTTCTGGAATCATGTCATTAGACTCATAATATTATGAAGATGAGGAATTATACTGTGAGTTTGTGTGAAAGTAAAGTTATAAATATGGTTAATTGCGTTTACATAGAGAAGAATTATGTCTAGTACAATGAATATTGTGAAATCTGGTGCGTCCGAATTCCAACAGATGAAACGTCTCGCGGCTGAAGCTGGGTTCAATCTGGTTGATGGATCATTCGAAGAAGGTGCTGTTGTTTCGAATGCTAATGATGTGGTGTGGTGTCAATCTGATGGGAAGTATTACGGTTGGGGTGGGACTTTTCCAGTTGGCGGGAAAATTGTTCCTGCTGGCTCAACACCTGCCGAATCTGGCGGAGTTGGTGCTGGGGCGTGGGTTGATAGAAGTGATGTCGCGTTACGAAGTGAGTTAAATGGCACAACAGGTTCAGATTTAATTGGCTTTTTAAATCGTACTTTAACAAATAAATTATCAGATATAGTTTCAGTATTGGATAAAAGCTCTTTGCAGGAAGCTATTGATGATTCATATTTTGTATTTATACCTGCAAACACAACCGTGAATATCTCGGAGGTGCGGTTAAAATCCAACCTAGTAATTTTTGGCTGTGGGGATACATCTGTGCTTAATGTAACGGGTGGTAGGGGGTTAGTGGGCACAGGTGCTACAACTAATGAAACTGGTAATATTACAGGCTTAGGTCTATATAATTTCAAAATGACAGGGCTTGGTACATTCTCTGAATTTAACCATCTTATCACATTGGCTGGGGTTAGTGATTATACTATTGAAGGGTTGACATTAGAAAACCCGCAAGGTGATCATATATATTTAGGTGGTATTTCTAACTCACCTGAGCGTCATAATTATAACGGACGAATTAAAAAAGTTAAGTTTTCTAGTAATGGGGTTGGTAATCGAAACGGCATATCTGTCATAGATCATGATGGGCTTGATATTTCAGATTGTAAATTCAAAGGGTGCTCGTTATCAACAATGCCCGGAGATATTGATTTAGAACCGAACAATACCTACAACGTACTTAAACGTATAAAAATCCACGATAATGTAAGTTCTGGATGTCGAAGTAATACTGGCAATATTGTGATTTTTATATCTAGCGGTGCTTTCGGCGGTAACGATCACTACTCTGATATTCAGATTTATAGAAATAAAATGCGTAGCACCGTTTCAGGCGGTTGCGCTGGTTTATTCGTGGACTTTAGTCAAACATCATGGACTAATGATGGCAAATTGCCGGTTATCGAGTTTGAAGAAAATACCTTAGATGCCACAGGAACCGCATATGTAATTCGCTCTGTACCTATTCTGAAATTCAGAAAAAATAAATATAGAAGATATTTACAGGCTGCCTTGATCGGATTAGATGGAGAGAAAGAAGCACGGTATCTAATAACAATGGATGATGAAGATCTTGATGATATAACTACCCCGACCTATGGTATTCGTGTTGGTGGAGTAAAAACACTAAAAATTAGAAGACAAAGATTTGGAAAGATTGGTAACGGCACATCAGGGGCATCACCATTGGCTTTTGTAAGCGGCTCATCTGATAAAGTGGAGTTATCTGATTGTGATTTTATGGATACATCAGGGGCATCTACTAGATGGGTTTACTGGTTAGGACATACATTTACGCCCAAAAATAATGTGTCTCGTCGCAATAAATTTGCAACTACAAAACTATTCCAGTTTTCAGCTTTTGATAACGACTCATATCAAGAATACGGGGCTGGATATACACCGTTAGACCTACCTTCAACTATTCCCGTTGGTCATACTATGTCGCTTTTAAATAGCGCATCAGTTGGTTTACCGGAAAGCCAAGGGCAAGGGATTCTGATGTCATATAAAGGAAATGATACAATGGGGTTTGTTTTTCAGGAATTTAGGGTTCGTGACAATGGCGGGGCTACCAACATTGGCATTAGATACTTTAGAGCATCATCCTATGACTCTGATACGTGGGAGTCATGGCATAAAACAACTGGAACGGCCGTTTAAATTTGAAGCCCTGCTAAGGGCTTTTTTCTTCATGTAATCCATTAAATGAGCGATTTATATTTCGTGTGGTTTTAGGGGGTATGGTTGAAAATACTATCAGTAACATACGCATCATCACCATCAAGCGATCTGCTAATTCCAACGCTTGAATTCAATAACGAGACAGCCGGAGTGATCCGGCTTGCAAAACAAAAAAGCCCCATTACGGGACTTTTTCTTCACCTGAATATCGTTTAATTTCTTTTTGTTGCCATTCGATTATTTTATCTGAATCGCCATTTGCTTTTTTAATCTCTGCACGCAACGCCGGAACCAATTCATCAACGCATGAGCCAAATTTTAAATCACTCGATTCAATCTGCTTTGGCCTTGGAAGCATTGACGCTGCAACCGTTGCCACTTTCATTTTTGTCATTGTATCGTGATAAGATGTATGGTGTAGATAACATGGTAGTTTCACCAATGCGAGCAACATGGCTATTCAACCACCTATCGGAGTCTGAAAGAGTTTTCATTGAAGATCTTTAGTGTATCATGACCCTCGTTAAATCAAACCAAATACCATAACGAGGGTTATTCTCATGTCAAATGAAATTCAATTATCAAAACGCACACCAGCAATTCTGAAGAACTACGTACCCATCTAAATAGTCTCAATATGATTCAATCAAGGATTACCAAACAATGAGCGGATATGTTGGCGTAGAGCCGATTCCACAAGCGAATACTATCATCAATCAAGGCACCATTGCGGCGACTACTTCTAGCATCTTTGTTCCGAATGGTTACAATGTCGGCAACATCGAAGTCTTCTTGAACGGTCTTCGATTGAAAGCATCAGACTTTACTGCGACAGATGGTGTCTACGTCAACTTCGCACAGACATTGAGTGCTGGGACAGACTACATCATTCAAGATGTACGTAACTATCAACAAGCGGATGTAGATAGTCGAATCGGCAACCTGAATGCTCAGAGTCGGAGTGCGGTTGCTCGATTGGCTGCTGAGGCTGGTTTCAATTTGGTTGATGGATCATTTGAAGAAGGAGCTGTTGTATCGAATGCGAACGATGTGGTGTGGTTCAGAAATGAAGGAACTTATTATGGTTGGGAAGGAACCATTCCTGTTGGAGGCTATGTCGTTCCAGCAGGCTCAACACCGGCGACAACTGGAGGAATCGGCGCGGGTGCGTGGGTTGATAGGACGGGTGTGACGTTAATGTCAGAATTGTCAGCAAATACCGGAGCGGCGCTTGTTGGTAAATCAAGCGGGGGTACAGTACAAGACCTTATAAATCAGACGGAACTGGTTGCATATACAGCGGCCTCTCTCCCGTATCTACCGCACGGCTATCGTGTTGATATTAACGGTCAGGTTGTTGAGTCAGATGGTAACGGGTATGGTGGCGCGTTAAATCATCTGTCGGTATTGTCGCATCACATAGGGATGTTAAATCAAAGTCATAGCCGAGAGTATGCAAACTCAGATGACCAGGTTGTTTATACTGACCATTTTTCCGATCTTGCCGGGTGGGTAGGCTCATCTATAACGGTGCTGCAAGTGAGCGGCGGGAAAGTATACAGTAACAACGCCGGAGCAAATTCGGGAATGAATCATGGCATTTCCGCATCTGCAACGAAGTTCCGTTGCGTTACAACAATCGATTATGTGGCCTCTGTTGAAGATTATGGTGTTGCGGTCGGCATAAGCTCGTCATCAGTTGGGTCTGCGCCGGCAGTCGCTTTATCCGACGCTTTCGCGATATATTTTTATAAAGATAGAGTGAAATACATACTCGACGGGGCGGTTTATTTTGCAGATAACACAACACCACTGGTAACTGGGAAATACATCATAACGCTATCGGCAGATGATAATTACTTGTCAATAACAGCCAAATTGGCAAGCGACACAGTTAATCAAGAGTACCACGTCAGATTAGCGAGAGCCTCAAAACAAGCGAATAACATTGTTATTTTCAACTCCGATACACGACTTTTGTCCGGTTCAGCAATTGGGCCGTTAGCTGTTGGTGTAAACAGTACCGCATCACTGGTAAAGACTGGCATCGTTGATAACACATATAAAACTGTTGTATGGACTGGAGGCACTAACGCAGATTACCGAATAGTAGTACCATCTGGGTATGACAGCAGAAAGCCGCGCCCCGCCGTAATTTTATTTCATGGGCTTGGATCAACAGAGCGCGCGTGGGCGACAAATGCGAATTATCACGCCATTCAAAAAGCGCTCACAGACGCAGGTTTTATTGTGATTAGCGGCGCAAGACGCAACGAATACGGAACGTGGGGGAATGCAAACGCACAAGCAGCATACGCAGAAACATATCGATACTTGCTTGCAAATTACAGCGTCAGTTGCATCGCTTGTCTTGCAAATAGCATGGGTGGGGTAGAATTTTTTAACACGCTATCGTCTGAACTTGTTGGTATCCCGACATGCTTTGTTGGGACGTCTGCAACTGCTAACTTGGCCGCTTGCTATGCGTCAAGCTCACTTACATCAAGTATAAAAGCCGCATACGGAATCGCGTCAGATGGAAGTGATTATTCAACAAAAACGGAAGGCTTCGATCCTATAAAAGAAAGGCCAGATGCTTTTTTTGGTCTTCCGCAGTTGTGGATTTGCGCAGATGATGACGCTACTGTTAGCACGACACTTAATCGCGATCAGATGACAAATCTATCTGGCGTATCAGCAAATAAAATAACACATATAAATGTCTCAACTGGTGGGCACGAATTTGACATAACGCCGTATTTACCACAAATTACACAATTCATCTATGTACACTCGGCATAACCATGTCAATTTTATCAATAACCTACGCCTCATCTCCATCAAGCGATCTGCTAATTCCAACGCTTGAATTCAACAACGAGACAGCCGGAGTGATCCGGCTTGCTCAGTCTTTTAATGATGTGACCGCAACAACCGAGCTTGCTGAAACAGTAACTTTTATCGAATCGGCGTGGGAGGTTTCACTACCAAACAAGGACGCAACCGGGCAGCAAACACTGCAATTCCAGATATGTAACGTAACGTAACTGGAGAGGCGCAGCGATTTATCGATGATTGCTTGAAATCAGGAAAGCCGACAAATGCGCGATCAGCTTGGCTGGTCTCCACAGCAAGTGATCGCAAATGGTAGATATGAAATGCGCGTTCGGCGAATTGGTGCAGAAGACACAGCCACCGATTCCATGGATACGATCAACTGGTTCGGACTAAAGTCACTGCTACCAACACCGACAAGCTACGCAGGAATCACTACGCTTGCTTTAACGCTGACCGGTTCAGACACTATCGCATCGCAGACTGAAAACAAGATCAATGTCGTACCGCAACGCAAGCTGCAAGTAGTGCAAGATGGTGCATCTGGTACAGGCCCAAGCGGCGTTGGCAGGGCTTTATATACCGACGCGTAAAACAAAGCCCCATCACGGGGCTTTTTCTTCATATCGCTTAATTTCTTTTTGTTGCTATTCAATGATTTTGTCTGAATCTCCATTCGCTTTTTTAATCTCTGCACGCAACGCTGGAACTAACTCATCAACACACGAACCAAATTTCAAATCACTTGATTCAATCTGCTTTGGCCTTGGAAGCATTGACGCCGGAACCGTTACCACTGTACCTTTGTCATTGTAGCGTGATAGAAAGTAGATAACATTCATATTTCGTGAGTTCGGTATAACTATTTCAGCGCCAATCAGTTTGTAGATCTTTGTTACACGCCCATGTATTCAGAACTGTTCTAACCATTCCTCAAACGCTTCAAAATCTTCGATGGAGTCTGGGAGTTCCACCATACCAGACTCCATCGCTTTCTTCATTTCATCCAAGTCAAAATTGAACGGAGGATCCTCAGGTACTTCATTCTTCATGCCGTTGCTTCCTTCAACCAATGAGTAATGTAATCGACTCGCTTGTTGTTAGACGTCTTACGAAGATTCTCTGGATCGAACGAACTTCTGATACATACCATCTTGCGACCAGTTCGATGATAACAGAATACCGCCACATTGATGGGTGGTAACTCCTCATCGACGCTCACCATAGAATACGAAATCACTTCCATCTCCGACATATATTCAAGTGTGTCGCGAATGTAATCGTTCTGCTTCGATTCGAAATACTTTCTCATCTTCAACATCTTGGTTGGGTTA